TGTTGCCTTGTTATACTTAGCTCTACCTTTTGCAGTAAGTCCTGCGCCTTGTTTGGTAGAAAGTTTTTCACCCTTCTTTATTGATAAAGCTACACCTGTACTCATTGCTTTTTCTTCTTATACTTCATGGTAGCACCAGTCTTTTTAGCCGCAGCCTTAGCCTGTGCCATACCCTTTTTAGTATACTTGTACTCTTTACCTGCTACGTTTGGCATATCATTCTCCAAAGAAAAAGGGAGTAGCCGTTAAGCTACCCCCAATTTATTTAAGCGTTTGCGTCAATCAATGCAATACATGATGCAGGACGCAGGACGTTATGTCCCATTGCGTACTTAGCAACCATGAGTGTACCCTGACGGTTAATCTGATACTCAGACTCCATACCAAGGTCAAGCAACTTAACAGTAGCTACAGCTTCTGGTGTAAAGACAAAGCCTTTAATCAGAGCAGCTTCTGCAACCATGTCGCGTCCGTCTACAGCAGCAGTCGGAAGGTCATAGTGTGTTGTGCGGCCTGAACCAGCAGTGTTTGCCAGCGGTGCGTTGTCTGCTGTCTTACCTTCATCAGCATTACCTGTTGTAAAGTTCTTGTACAAAGCAGATACGTCAGCATGGTTAGACATAATTACAGGAATACCTGCAATAGCTGGAACCATACCTGAAGCAACAGAACCATTACCACCAAAGTCACGGTTCATGTAGGTCAGCTTAGAACCATCAGTCACATCCATCAGTGCATAGTACTGTGCTGGTGGAAGAACAACAACTGCGTTTTCTGAAGGAACATTAGCAATGTCCATAGTCTTCTTGGCATCAAAGATAGCCTTAGCCAGCTTTGCAGGGTCAAGTAGGTCAGCAGTAGCTGTACCAACAGTGACGTTACCAGTGAAGTCTTCTTCAGTGAAAGCCTTGTAGTCTTGGATAAGACCAGCAGCGGCTGTTGCGTTAGTTGATAGTGCAGCCTTAACAAGCATACGTGCTACGTTTCGATCTGCTTCGTTAGCTAGTGCAATACCAGCTTCCTTAGAGTAGATTGAGCGTACATCGTAGTGGTTAATAGCTTCGTCAATGTTAGCAATGAACTGGCTTGAGATAAGCAAATCGTCAATTGTTACGATACGCTCACCTGCACGAATAGCCCCGCCTGTGATTTCGTTTCCGGGGGTCAAGTATTCAGCAGTTGCACGGCCTGTCATTGGGAATGAAGCAGACTTACCTTTAGAGATTGTACGAGTACGTACCTTGTCCATAAGGACTTTCTTTTCCTCATAGGCTGTTAGGACTTCCCCTGCATACAGCTTGAGAAACAGGTCACGTACATCACCTGTATTATTATTTTGGCCTTGGAAGCTTACGCTATAGGCCGGATTTGAAGCGGCTGATGCCATTTTAAATTACTCCTTAGTGAGTATAATGTTGAGTTGAAATACACTCTGCATTACACTACATCCTTTCTCCAAGATTGTCCCTCGCAAGGGGTCAGGGGTAATCGTTTGTTATGTTTAGCTTCGTGTTAGTTAGAGTTAACAATCCTTTCTACACCCTACAGTGCGGATTGCACATTCCTGTAAGGTCTTGGGATGTGATCCCTTCTAGGCACACCGTAATGTAACTAGAAGGAAGGGGGAAGCAATATATCCCCCAACCCCATGCAACAATGTTAGAACAGACTAGACCGTGCCAACTTATCAGCGACTGCTTGCCTGTAGGCGGGGTCTTTAGCGTATCTAGGGTCACCCATAGCAGCAGTTAATTCTGCATTACTAGAGAACTTCCCGCCTGTGGATACTGCGCCTGTGCTACCTTCAATAAGGTTAGGGGCAGCCTCAGAACGATACCGTGCATTAAGACCTTGAATAGCAAGCCTAATCATATTAGGGTCTTGCGTTTCCATTGTTGCATTAAAAGCATCAATCTCATTGTCAGGTAGAGCATCTGCTGCCCAGCCTACTAGTTCTTGATACTGTTCTGAACCCCCTACTAGGGAGTGCATTTCAGATTGTACTTGTTGGGACATAGCTTCTTGCCCAGCAATCCACTGATCTACTACAGCTTCAGGGAACCCAGCTTCTTCCAAGGCTGCATAAGCATCCTCAGACAGTCCACCTAGTTCTGCGTACTCTTGCTGTAGTACATCAAAGTCAATGCCATTAGCACCAAGAACCTCTGATACTTCAGAGGCACTCTGGTTTGTTACGTCTTCATCAACTTCTTCTTGTTCTTCCTGCTGAGGCTGGCCTAGCTTACCCTCTAATGCAGAGTATGCTTTAGCCATTTCCTCAACTGATTTGAATTTCTCAGGTAGCCACTCAGGACGTTCAGGGTCTTGTTGAGTTCCCTCTACCTTAGCTAACATTTCGTTTACATGCTCCTGAGATTCAGCAGCAGGTTCTTGATAAGTGTTTACGGTTTCAGCCATTTAACTCATTTGCTCCATAGCTTGTTGTACTTGTTCTGGGTCAACTGCTCCCGCAATTGCTGGTGCTGCTTTCTGCAATGCACCTGCACCCGCCTGTTCCAGCATCTGTTGTTGCATCATTTGCTGTTGCATCATCTGTTCCTGAGCCTTCTGTTCTTCTGACTTAATAAGTCCAGAGGTATCAATACCAAGTGATGCAGCTAGTCTATCAATGTAGTCACCTAGGTTCATTTCATTAGCAATAACTTCTGGGCCTAGTGGCTGAAGATACTGTAAGAATGAAGCTAGTTTGTTCAAGTCTTGCCCACGGCCTAGTGCCTCAATACCTGTTACTACTGTAGGCTTGACACTATCCTTAGGCATCTTAGGCATCTTACCCTGCTTCTGAAGCAAGTTAAGAAGTAGATTAATCAAGGGTAGCTGGAACTCCTGAGACAGAATAGAGTATACACCACCAAGGGCTGTCTCTAGTTCCTGCGCCATGAAGCGTACTTCTTCTGCTGTAACACGCTCTGCTGCTCGTTGTACAGAGGAGTTAAGTAGGAAGGCAGCACCAAGTCTGTCGTTAATCATCTGCATAGTCTCAAGGGCTACACGGAAGTCACCACCCTTCTGTACCTGTAGGGTAGACACATCATTACTGTCACCCTGTAGGAACGCACCGTTAGGTGCAGCAGAAAGGTCTTTAGTCTTTGTAGTACCGTTAGGACGTACAAGGAACAATACCTTTGCTGAGGCTGCGCTGCCCTGTACGATAGCTTTAGTCAAAGCTTCTAGGCTGCGTAGGTCACCAATGTATTCCTCAATGAAACCACGCCCATAGTCCTCACCATCAATACGAATAAACCGTAGTGGGATGAAGGGGTTTTGATCTTCCTTAAACATACCCTTAGTAGACTCAAGCAATATCCCAGATACTTCTTGGATAACCTCAAAGCCTTTGGGTGTGCGAGTCACTCTTGTATATAGATCATGGCTCTTAACTGGTGTTTCTGATGGTGGTAGTTGTTCACGTACCTCATCAGGTAGTGTCTGAGGAGCCATAGTCTCTTTGGTAATAATTTCTAGTACCTTGCCCATTGCGTCACGCTTAACAACATAACGGTCTGGTCTAAATACTTTCATCCCGCCTTCCTTTGGCATATATACCAGCGCATTACCAGTAACGATAAGCAGCTTTAGTGCCTCAAAGGTGGGTACACGAATTGACTTACCTTCAATCTCTTGCATTGCCGCACGTTCAATACGTGCTAGACCTTCTTCTACCTGACCACGGTTATCACCTGCGATCTGTTGTAGATCAAAGTCATCAATAGTCAGCCTGAAGAATGGACTGTTAGGTGGTAGTAGGGCGAGAAGAAGCTTAGATGCAAGGTTGTTTACACCCCTCGCTCCAATGCCCTGATATGGTGTCGCATAGATAGATGAACTACTATGACCCTCTTCAGGCAAAAGAGTAGGAATAGTAAGCCTCGCCGCCTCACGGCCTCTTTCTAGGAAAGTATCTCTCTCTCCATTTAGTTGGCTGTAGCGTTTAGCTACTGTACCTACATCTTGTTCCATTTATTGTACCTCATAATCAACACTTGTGATCTTAAGTCTTAGGTATATTTAAACCAGTACCACCAGAAGCACCAGCTACCTGTGCTGAACCCTGACCTAAAACGAGAGCCTTCTTGCCCCTACGTCTGCGGCGTTGTACACCTGCACCTGTTTCTACTGTAGTCGCTACTTCTTCTTCTTGTTGTTTAGCTGCGGCTGTAGATGGTGCAGCAGTAACTGAAGCAGGTTTACTAGGTGTACCACGTGCTTTTGCTTTACCACCCTGTACAGCATAACTTGCTTTCTTAACTTGCTTCTTTACAGCACGTGCAATTTTTTTAATTGGTTTTTTTACAGCACCCATGTTATGATCCCTGCCCTATCTGTAATCCTGAACCAGTACTACCTGTTTGTAAGGATGTATCAGTTGTAACTTTTAGTTGTTTCTTACCCTTTTGCTTCTTCTTAATACCCATTGCTGGGGTTTCTTCGTCAGCCATCTCCAAGTCAGGTGTCTTCTGTACTGCTGTAACTGGACGTGCTACCTGTGGTGGGGGTGCTGGCATTTTAGGTCTGAACATTCCACCCATATTTAAAATTCCTCATAATCTTGGTTTTGTAATTCAACTAGTTTCTGTATCACGGACTGTTGCCCCCTAAGGAACCCAAGCTCCTCAGGGGTAATTTGATTATGCGGAAGTTTGTTTGGATACAGTTCTAATAACGTATTTAATAGTCCGTCAGTGATGTTGAAATCATTACCTAATACTTTCATTTATCAAACTTTCGCTAATAGGGGTACTTTAGATATCTACCAACTCACATGCACCTGCTGTACAGGCTAGTGTCTGACTACCAGATGTAGTATCTTCCTTCTCATACAGGGATAGAGCAGCCCAGTCAATAGACTCAGGCATCTGCTTCTTAAGTTCTTTGTACTGTTCCTTGTCAATCTCTTGATAGGGAGCCTGTGCGTAACTGTGGTCACTGTGGGGTAGGAATGAGATACCTGAACATATGTCAAAGTTCTCGTAGACCCATGCACCCACTGCCATCCACTCTGCATCCTTGACTGTGATAGTCACAGATGGTTTGTGTTCACACCAGTGTAGTGCGTAGTTTTTCCATAGTTCTAACTGCTGTAGCGCAGTCATATCGTTACGAGTGACAGCACCTGACGGTGACTTGGTAGGGAAGCTGAACACTGTAGTAGAGTCTGGCTTCATAACGCATGGTTCAGCAGGGATACCACTGTCCTTCATAAACTGTGTTAGTGGGTCTTTGTTGTCACCCCGCACAGTACGAATGTAGTACTCACTATGCCTTGCATGAATACCAGAAGCAGTATCAGTTAGCTGCGACACAGTACCAGATGGTTTAACACAGGTGATAGCAGCAGAAGCAGGTACTCCAAGCTTGTCAGCATAGATACGGTTGACATCAATGGCCTGTGCCTTCAACTCTTTCAACCATTTTTTACTATCAACAGTCTTAGATAGTAAGTAGTTATCCATGATACCTGTTAGTGATACACCAAGCAGACGTTCTTCTTCTGTATTTTTCTGCCAAATCTTACGCAAGTATGGCATCTTAGTAAAGGTAGACTGTGCTGTACCAAGGATGGTAGCCAGTCGAACCTTACGGCGTAAGTTTTCTAAGTCATCACCCTGCCTAACAACAACCTCTGTTAGATTACAGAATTGATATGGCCTCAAGATAATCTCAGAACAAGGGTTGGTTCCCCACTCATGTCCTGTCTCTCTACGTCCATTCATTTCTACGTGCTTGTCGGCTGCTATACGAGAGAAAATACCACGCTCACCAGACTTAGACTCTACTAGGGATAACCACTCACGCATGAACCCTTCCATATCAGGCTTGTCTGTGTAGGCTACAGAGTTATTAGCCAACGCACGTTGACCCTCGTTCTCCCACCAGCTACCAGACTTGGCATGTGCCATACGTCCATCACTAAGGTTAGACAGGCTAATCATTGCTGATCTACGTACACCACCAACTACTACTACCTCACCAATCTTACACATGATATCGTGGCACTCAATGCTAGTTAGCTTACGTCCTGCTGCACCCTTGAACTTAGCCACAACAAACTTGAACAAGTCATCAAGAGGCTCAGGCCCACTAGCTCTACCACCAAAGGTCTTGAGCCTAGCACCTGCTGGACGGATAGCAGACAAGTCCCACTTAGGGATGTCACCTGAGTAGAGGTGTGACAGTAGCTTATGCAAAGCCCTAGCCCAACCTTCCTTGCTGTCCTTGACTGCAATGACATCATCACTAATGTCTAGTGCATCAGGTACTTCAGGTAGTTTTGCAATAGACTGACGCTCTACTGAGAAGCCTACACCTGTACCACACAGTAGGATAAACATAGCCTCATCAAAGGCACGGATGTGATCTACTGGTAAGTAGCTACAGTTGTAGATGCAGGTGTTGTCACGGTCTGCTGCTACACCTGCTGTCATCAACGCCCTCATAGAAGGCATGACCTCAAGGCTGATGATAGCTTCTTCAATCTCTTCTAAGTCTTTAGCTGGTAGACCAGTAGTAGCAATGTAGTTGATGTATCGCTGCACTGTCTCAGGCCATGTCTCTCGCCTATTTTCTTCCTCAAGCCATCGTGCATACCGACTAGTAGCAATGAAAGTCTGGTAGTCTGTTGGTAGATAATTGCTTCTCATCGGTTGTCACCCTCTCCATGTAGTGTATTATTTTGCTGTCGTTTCTTTAGCTTCTCTATGTTCATCTCTGCAATAGTTTGCAACGACAGGCCACAGTCATGTGCTAGTGCAGCCAGCATCCATAGTACGTCACCCATCTCTGCTGCAATAGCTTGCTTCTGATCCTGCATTGGTATCTCATCACGCATCATCTTAGCAATCTTACCTGCTACCTCACCTGCCTCTTCAGCAAGACCTAAGGCTGCATAGGATACAGCATACTTCTTAGGGTACACGGCTGTCTTTAACGCACCTATCTGGTACTCATAGAAGTTCATCATTACCAGTTCACTCCTTTAGTTTTCTTCATTAGTTCAATCATCTTATCCAGATACCATGCAGCTTTCTCAGCGTCTTCAATAGGATTACCCTTCTTCCACAAGCGTGAACCTGTATACTTGAGAAGATTACCATGACAGTAACTAATAGCTTCATACTCACCTAGTACATCTACTATGTAATCAATGGTTTCGATCTCACCCTCTGCATAGTGAGCAGGACTGTTTACCATGTCTCTATCTTTATTATCTAACTCTGCTGCTTTAGCTTTCATGTATTCTTCATGCCCTAGAGGGATGCCAAAGGTGGTTGCCATAGCTTTACTTCTCCTGTCTCTGTGTTGTACTCACCATCACGTAGGATACGTGCTAGCCTTGCGTTCTCTAGTGCTACGTCTTCAGATAAACCTTTACTCTTAAACGCAGCAACCACCGTATCCCACGTACAACCAGATGATAAAAGTTTATTAGCAGTCTTGGGGCCAACAGTTGGACAGCCGCTGTAGTTATCTGTACTGTCCCCAACCAGAGTTTGGAAAAGGAAATTGTAGTTAGCTTCTTCTTCAGTGATTGTAGCCAGTTCACCGTTAATCCAATGCTTTGCTGGTATAGTGAGTAGGTCTTTGTCTTCAGACCAGATAATAGTATCTGGATTTTTAGTAGCCAGTATTCCAAGAACATCATCAGCCTCCAAGTTCCTGTACATTATTGTATTGTATTTAGATGTAAGATATTCCCTAGCCCAGCCAAGTAGCATAGGCTTACGTGTATCCTTACGATTAGCCTTGTAGTAGGGTGCTACATTCTTACGGAAGTTAGCCTTATCACTTAGTGTAATGATACAATCCTGAGCAGGAGCATCCATTAACTTGTGTATCTGATCCTCTAGTCGTGCCTCAACATCAGGCTCAAAGGCATGTAGTGACCACAGACCATCACCCCAATTGATGGGTGTCTCAGCAGATGCAGCAGCCTTGTAAGCTATGATGTCACCATCAATAAGCAGTAGGGTCATCATCTATCTCCTCTTTTCTTTCATGTTTCCTTAGGATATGTAGCCCTGTCTGTACCTGAATGTAGTCTAGGTATGCCTCAACAATCCACTTAATGCTTAGACAAATACTTACACTCATAAACGAGCAGGTTAGTATTAGCTTCCATACAAAATCAAAGTCCATTCTGGATACACTCCTTTGCCTGACCAACAGACATCTTAAACCATTCACCCCTACGTTCAGCTATCTTCTCAGCAGCCTTGTGTGCAGCAGCCTCAGTCTTACGTCTGTCATTAGTAGATACAGAATACATCAGCTTGTAATCACGCATTGGACTACTAGTCTGATAACCGTTTAGTCTATCTTCTGCATCAAGAGCCATGCCTATCTTTACCCACTCAGGCCAAGCACTATTAGTAATGATATAAACACTACCTTCTTTAACAGTGTTAATTAAGTTATGACTGTGTACGTCATCCCAAGATTTATACCTACCAGCTTTATGTAGTGGGTGCTTCTTGGAAACTTCTTTACCATTAACATACATTCTATTAGCATCACGTTTACGTACTGCTTCTGGATTATCCTTATAGAAAAAAGGTTTACCTGTCTTTGGATTAGTGGGTGTCTGCCCAGTTGCTTCCGTACTTGTACTCACTGTCGAGTCTACATCTGAAGTTGAAGTGTCTTTCAACGTCCCGCATACACTCAAGAATAACTCGCCCTGTCTCATCTTCCTGTCCCTTCTTTACTACTACTTGAACTTCATCATGGATGAACGCTACAATCTGTGCGTCCAGCTTGGCTTTCTTAATGGCACGTGAGATAAACACATACCATGTCTTACAGATTATAGCACCAGCACTCTGTAGTAGAGTGTTCAGTGCAGCGTGGCTGTGTCGGATAGGAATGATACGTCCATCCAATCCCTTGACCCAGCCTCGTTCATCAGCAGCCTTAGATACTGCATCCTTAAGATACTTGAGGGCTGGTAGTTTCTTCAAGAACTTCTGCTTGATTGCCTTACCTTCCTTCGCACCCTTGCCTATGATCTTGCCTGTCTTCTCATCACCTGAACCATAAAGAAATCCATAGATGAATGTCTTAGCCTGATTACGTGACTCAAGACCAGCAGCCTTCTGGTTAGCAGTATGAATGTCACCATTCAAGACCACATCAGCATACGATCCATCGTCATAAGCAGCCATATAATGAGCAAGACAACGTAGCTCAAGACCGCTAGCATCAGCACCAAGTAGACTATACCCGCTAGGAGAGATGAATAGTTCTCTACACTCCTTGCCATATGGCGCACCCACACTTGGTATCTGCGCTGTGTTAGGATTGGAATGAGTACAACGAGAGGTGACAGCACCCATATGATTGACACGTCCATGAATCTTTCCACCCTTCTCCATCTTCAGCCATGCCTGTTTGCCTGTAGCTAGTTGGCCTATGCGTTTGTTGAGTAGTAGATATTCCTGTAGTAGTCTAGCCTCTGGCATGTCAATACCAGATAGGACAGTCTCATCTACCTTAGGCTCACCACTGTCAGTGAACGCTTTGGGTTTCCAACCACGCTTCATTAGTCTGTCTGCAATCTGCATACGTGATGCTGGGTTGAATGGGATAGTCTTTGTCTTAGTCTTTAACTCAATGATAGTAGGTTCAAAGGTACTGACTAACTCATCCTCAATGTCAGACCTACGTTGTGCTAGCCTACTGTAAAGAGCCTGAGCTTCCTGTACATTGAAGTCAAAGCCATGCTCTTGTTGTTGTAGTAGTAGGGTATGGATTTCAGCTTCTAGGTCTAGTGCCAATTGGCTAAAATTTTTCTCCATAATTTTACGATACAGTTTGTTTGTAACTGCTGTGTCTTGGATGCAGTAGTCGAGCATCTCAGGGGTATATGCTGCAAAGCTCTCGCTGCCACTATTGAAATCACCTTTTAATTCTCCTAGTCTGTAGCCCCATGCCTTAAGTGAGTGACTGCCTATTAGTTTCTGAGGGAAGTTACCCTTCTTGTTTAACTTGAAGTCAATCTCTTTTACATCAGGCCATACTGTTCTAGAGTATACCAACGTATCAATGACCTCACCCTTGTAGGTGTAGCCATGTAGTTTCTTTATCACACGCAGGTCATAGTCAGTAACATTATGACCAATGAGTGTCTTTGCTTTGTCCATAAAGTCCAAGGCTTCCTGCGTCTGTGTTGGGTCAAAGGTGTGTACCTCATCAGTGTCTACATCTCTGAAGACATGACACCATACCTGTGTTACTTCATCAAGTAAGTTGTCTGCTTCTATATCCCATATGTATTTCATACCGTGTCTCCGCACTAGTTAAAAGTCTATCTCTACCTCATCCTCA